CTTCTAATGGTGCAATAATGGCTAATGAAATTACTAATCAAGGGCTAGTCGGTGATTTAAGACTCGCTCAAATGATATCCGCGGAAATCCGCTTACTACTTAAAGATGCCGTAAACCTCCGTAACACTCCCTTCGTAGACTTCGTAGGATCTATTAATGGCATGGGTTCCGATACTATCCGAGTACGTAAAGCGTTCTTAGATGGTGAAGATGGCTTTACTGCTTTTACAGGTGGAACCGAAGATGGAGCCGTATCGAATACTGCTCTCGTAGATAGTCACGTAGATGTAGTCTGTAAGAGAAATTCTTTAGCGTACTCTATTACTGACTTGGCTACAATGACAGGTATGGGACAAGATATTGACCCGTTCCGTATCGCTGAGCATATCTCTAAGTCTTACGATGCTCTCTTCGCTAAACTTACTGCAGCTGTATTCTCTGGATTTACTGCTCAGGTAGGTTCTGCTGCTACTATGAGCGTAGATATCTTCCAAGATGCTATCCAAGCTCTCGAGGCTGCAGATTCTAATAAGGGTGCTCCTGGTCCTTATGTTTGTGTATTGCATCCTGCTCAGATGGCCCAATTGCAAGATTCTATCCGCGGAGAGACTGGAGCTGTAGCTTACGCTCCTGCTTCTTTTGAGGCTCTCGCTGCTAAAGGATCTCACTATAAAGGCTCTTTTATGGGCGTAGAGATCTATACTAATTCTTATGTTATCGATGGTGGTTCTAACTATCAAGCTGCTATGTTCGCTCCTGGTGCTATCGGTTATGCTACTGGGATGCCTGCTTCTCTTCCGGGTGCTGCTGAATCTATGCAGATGGGTGAAGTTATGGTAGAACTTGATCGTACAGCTGCTAGCGCATTGACTCAAGTAGTCGGTCATGCTTACGTAGGAATTGCTATCATCAGTGATGAGCGCGGAGTAGAGATTGCTACTTTAAGCTAATCTTTACGGATTCTTATATGGGGAGGGGCTTCTGCTCTTCCCCTCGTTTTAACTTACAATGAGGTACAATTATGAGTTTAACTCCCCAGCCTTGGGCCCCGGTCCAGACTAGCCAGCAAGAGCTTCTCCCAGAGCAGCCAAACCATCCTTTTTTCTATAAATGGCATCCTACCAATTGGAGCTATCATTACTTCGATAAGGAAGTAACGAAGGGTAAGACAACAACAATAGAACGCTCGTTCTACTTCGTACCCAATATCCGGATGGAACATATTATCCCCGGAGTTAATGGAGTACATCAAGTATCCGGAGAGCGAGGTAACCCAGGCTCCAGAATCGGTAATCTACAGCAGAAGGGATGGATTTATCTAGATCCTGCGAAGTATCAATATATCCACCAATACAGAGTCCGGAATGGGTATTATCATTGCGCTAAGTGGCAATCTGTGAGAGTAGTAGGTAACCGAGTAATTAAATCTTTTGATAGAGAAGCCTTCCTTAAATGGAGCTGCTCTTTAATAACAGATGGAACTCTCCTTCCTATCGAACCTCACTTCTGGGAACTCGAGAGTCTTACTCATCTCAAAGCAGTTAATAGAATGCTTAACTCTCAGCATATCCCAGAGATAAAAGCGAAGATCGATGATCATTACAAGGTTAGAGAAGATATGCTATCATTTATCGAAGCCTTCCAGAAGAAGGGAATCGAACTTTATAAAGAGATTAAATAATGACTACTAGCACCCCATACGCTCCTCAGATCAAGATCCCAGAGCTCCTCGAGCGCGGGAAGTCTAATACTACAACTCTACCGATCTATAGAGATGGGGTGCTAGCTGTTCCTACCGAAGTTAGATATACACTCTTTAAACCTGACCAAACCAAGCTAGTAGATAATGCTCTCGCTACCTTCCCTGCTAATATCCCTACTTATGTACATTCTTCTTCGAATCTGGATAACAGCTTGGACCTTGGAGAAGGATATCTCCAGGAGTGGACGATTACACTTGTAGGAGAAAATTATGTTTTTCGTAGAATGGCAGCTGTTGTATTACGCAGGCTATATCCAGTCGTATCGGATGGAGATCTAACTGCTACTTATTCTCAGCTCGCAGATATCAGACCTTCCAATCTTACTTCTTATCAGACCTATATAGATGAAGCTTGGTTTACTCTGGTACAGAGAATGAGGACCGAAGGAGGAGGAATGGAGTATCTAGTAATGAGCCCGGAAGCCTTCCGAGCTGCTCATCAGAATCTAGCTCTCTATTACATCTTCCGAGACTTCCATTCTAGCCTTGGACAGAGCAACGGAAGATATCTAGATCTCGCTAATGAGCACTTCTCCCAATATAAAGATGAATGGAAGAGGATTAACTTTATCTATGATCATAATCACGATGGCCAGACAGGTAACCCTAATGATCGAGTAGCTAAGCAGCCCGTAATCTTCCTTAATGGTAATGGGACCTTCTATCGCAGATTCCGGAGGAGATAATGGCAGAATCTCTCTCCAGTATCCGGAAGGCTATCGCTACGAAGATAGAGACTCTCTCAGGCTTTAAAGAGTCTAAGCATACTCCGGACTTCTTCGGAAGAACAGAGAACACAGTAGCCCATAAGGCCTTCTCTATCTCTGTAGCATCCTCTGCAGCAATGGAAGAGAGGCAGCGAAGAGCGGTTGGAGTCTATCTATCTACTCCAATGCAAGTTCTTTTCTCCTTCAGATTAAGGCCTCTGGATATCTATCCTACTGATTACGATGCTAGCCTCGATGCTGAAGAGCTGGTAATCAATAAGGTATTAGAGGCTTATTCTACGGATAATCAGTTTACAATTAGATATACTGCATCCGAGAGAACGGTTACAGATTCTCAAGAGTATATACTGATTACTCTATCGTTCAATATACTACACACTATCTAATAGAATCGGTTAAAATATTAATCATAATCCCCCCCGGAGGCTGTAATGGCATATTCAACTATTCCCAAGACTAAGCGCGATGGAGTTATTACTCTTCTCGATGGTACTGGATCCCCTGTAACTCTAGAAGTAGCCTTCGAAGATGGTAACTTTACCTTCTCAGATCCTCAGCAATTCTCTGAGCTCGTAGTAATGGATCGCGGTAACTTCTCAGCAATCCGAAAACAAGATGAGCAAGCAAAAACAGGAAGCTTCTCTTTTCATTTTCGACAGTTTACAGATGCTTCAGAAGCTGGAAGTATCCGAGATTTTATTACTCAATCTGGATTCTACTCTGGGAACATCTCTACCGGGTTAACTGGTACTCCATTTATCGAGCAGTATTGTATAGATATCAAGTACTTAGCAGATAGCCCAGATGCAGCAGAAGCAGATCACTTAGTTACCTTGTCTAAGTGTATATGCTCTCTTGACTTCTCAGAAGGAGATCCAAGTAGCTTTACTCTTAACTTTACCTGCTACGGTGGATTGGTAGCAGCATAAAATAGCGTAGGAGGTACATATGCTATTAGATCTTAAAAAACTTGGACAGCATGAGGGGAGGTTACCCTCCTCGATTGCTACTTGCTTAGACTTCGTATCCATATGGGGAGCGCATCCCAACCGAGCCCAGCTTGGAAGGATCTGCGCAGCTGCTATAGCAGTCTCCATAGATCATAAAAGAGTTCTTCCAGCCTATCCAGTAACGAGCGGAGATCCTATAGCCTTCGGTTATAAGATCCTCGATCGATTGCTAGATGCTGGAGTTACTCCTGCTAAGATCTACGAGATGGGAAGCGAAGTTCTATTGGAGATGATGCGAGTTATCCCATCTGAGCAAGAGGTAGAAGAGAAGGCAAATTTTACGCAAGAGGGAGAGGAGGGTTAGATCTCCTCGCTCTTCGGATCTCTCTCCGATGGGGGAAGGATCCTCTCTGGTATTATACTCTCTCTCCAGATCTCCGAGTATCGCTGCTAGCTGAGTATAGGCTAGCTCATGAAGATCCAAAAGCATCTAAGGATAGACAAGAGCGGATAAAAAGGGCTAGAATGGAGGAGATAATACGAGGCAATCGATGAGCGTTAAAATCAATAAAGGAAGAGCAGGAATACAGATCGATACAGATCTCCAGCAGTTCTATACAGGCTTCCTAGATACAGTAGCTCCGAATGCTCGTAAGGTTATCGAGGGAACTTTAAAGAAAATAGAGCAAGATGCTATAAGAGATTGGCCAGTAAGAAGGCCAGAGATCAGAAGAGATAGAGAAGGGAATATCTTATCCTCTAAGAAAACATCTCTAGGCTCCTGGAAGAAGTTCGAGAGAGGCTTCCGGATAACTCCCGGAGGAGGCTTCGAGGGGTTCTTAAAGAATCGGGCTCCTTATGCATGGTATATTAGATTCGGAGTATCTTCTGTTAATAAACAGAGGAAGCATATTATCCAGCCCCAGGGCAAGAAGGCTGCTCAGGTATTACTAATCGCTCCTCAAAGGAAGCAAGCTAAGAAGGTTACTCAAGCTCTAGCCGATGACCTTATGCGGAGGCTGTAATGGCAATAGAAGAGAAAAGATCGATTA